CCCCAACCCCATGGACCGCGGCAATCGCGTGCCCAAGTTCAACCCCGACAACTTTGAGGACGCACCGCTATGAATGGCGACACCGCAAAACAGCTGCGCAACCTGCTGCTGGCGCACCCCGACGGCCTCGAGATCTGGGACATCGCCCGAGCCTTGGGCCGCGAGTACACCAATGTGGCCAAGCGCCTGCATGCCACCTACGGCTGCTACGTGATGCGCTGGAACGGTCAGCGCCAGGTTTGGGCATGCGTGCCTGAGCCGGTCAATGCGCCTCGCCCGCCGTATGTGCGCAAGCCCTACGTGCCCTACAAGCCCGAGCGCTTGACCAAGATGGCGACCGCTGCCACACGCGCAGGCAAGGCCGAGCCAATCACACAGGATGTGCTAGACGCCGCAACCCGCAAGGGTTCGACCAAGGTGATCCGCGCTGGTGGCGCCTGCCCTGCAGCACGTCAGCACATTCCACAGAAAACCGTTTGGGTGCCGGTTGCACCTTGGCCTACACAGGAGAGTTTATGAACATCGTAGCAACAGGAGTTCCGGCAACGCTGGAGGATTACCAAGTCGCGCTCAATGCAGTCTTTGAAGGCGGCAAGGCCATGGGCAAGGCAATGGCGGAGGCTCAGCCCTCGTATGGCGCCCACTGGTCTGTCTTCAATACAGGCGCATGCGTGGCGGATGGCCTGACCATGGAAGAGGCCAAGGAGTACATGACGCCAGAGCGAATCGCTCGCGGCTGGACTTCCGTCTATTGCGTGGTTGTAAAGTCTGACGACGAGTGGCCAGCAGCCAAGCAAGAGCAGGGTGAGCCTGTGGCGCTTGATGTGATTCTTGATTTCGACGAAGCCAAAATCCTTTACGACCAATTTGGCGATGACCGCGAATATCTTTCTCCTGTGCGCCTTATTGTTGGCGATGGACACAGCGGCTACGGCTTGTATGCCGCGCAAGCTGAATACCAAGATGAGGGGGCTGTGCTGATTGCGTCAATCACTCCACCCGCAGCACTAGCCAAGCAAGAGCAGGGTGAGCCTGTGGCGTGGACACTCACAGAGACGCTGGAAAAGAAAGAGACAACAACGACTGGTCGTTTGTGGTTTAGCAACCCGCAAAACAGTTCATGGACACCTCTCTACACCACACCACAACAACGCAAGCCGCTGACGGATGAGCAGATAAAGCGGCTGATCGTTGAGTTCGGAAAAGAGTTTAACGACTTTGATTCTCTGCCAGAGGTTTGTCTGCTTGTGAGCTACGACCCAGAAGTAGGGAGCATCCCAGAGCGTTGGGAACCAAAGTGGCATGTATTTCAAGCAGTGCGCTACGTCCTTCATGCTGTTTGCGGGATCAAGGGGGAAGTATGACCCGCAAGCCAATCGGCGTGACCGTGCCCTATCGCAAGTCGGCGACATCAGTGTCGTCGACATCACCAAAAGTACCACCTGCAAAGCGCGCATGGGTCGGACTGACCCAAGCAGACAAGCAGGCGTTCATTGACCAAGACTTCGGCGGCAATCGCCTTGATGCCATGGACTACGCCGAGAAAATCTTGAAGGAGAAAAACGCATGACCACCTTTACAGAATTGCTAGACGAATACCTAGAGTCCAAGGCTGAGGTTGCCAAGCTGCGCGAGCACTACGCCGGCTATGACTTCGACTACTTTCACTTCAAAGAAAGCGAACGCTTGCGCGAGGCGCGCACTGCGCTGAATGCGGCCTACCTGCGTGCGGCTGATAAGACCCTTGTCTCGACCATCAAGTTTGGAGACATGGCATGACCCACCGCCGAAAGTCATTCATCGTCTATCACCCTCGCCACATGCAAGTGGGTGCGCCAGGCTACAGGGTGTTTGCCAGCAAACGCCAGGCATGGAAGCAGGCATACAAGTGGGGTGTCAATACCTGCGTGGCTGAAGACATCCACGTGCACCCTGCGCCATTCAAGCCGTGGATGAGCGCCCAAGGCGGCAAAGACTGGTGGATCGAATTAAATCCTGACCATAAATTCGGAGGCATTGCATGAGAAGGCGCCACCTACCACACGGGACATGGGTCGAATCAGACAACGCAGAGGTGCGTCAAATTTGGTACAGCCGCGATGACGAGCCCGAGCAGATACCGCGGCTTGAACCCAACGAAGACCCAGCTCACGAGAGCGATCCCTTGCACGAGAGGGATGTCGTGGTGATTCTGCATTCTCTCTTGAGCCAATTGACCCAAAGGTCACGGCTAGTGCTGGCAATGCGATACCTACATGACATGTCCTACAAAGAAATTGGTGATGAGCTCTGCCTAACGCGAGAGCGAGTTAGGCAGATGGATCTCGCAGCACGACGCAAACTCAAGTTCAACGAGATGGGCAATCCCGACAAAAACGTAAGGTCTTTTTTTGCCTAGACTTGCAACATTTTGTTTCTTGCACAACAATTAGTACATCAACAACCAACCAGGAGAAATGATGAAAAACATCACCCCAGATCAGGCCGGACAGATCCGCGGCCAGCTGACTCAGGAATACGGCGCCACCTGGATGCACCACTACCACGAGGCCATTGAGGCCGAAGTGCTGCGTCGACATGGCATCACAGGCACGGTGCAAAACCCATTGCAGGCCCTGCTGCTGGATCGCTGCGTGAAGCATGACCCAGACCGCAAGCGCAACCCAGAACGCGTGGGCAAGAAGATCTCCAAAAACCAGGCGCGCTTGATTGTGAACCTGGTCGTCGAGGCTGCCGGCGGTGACGTCGCCAAGCTCTCAACAGTGGAGCTCCTCGAGGTGGCTACGGCCGTTGCAAAGGAGTTGTCATGAACTGCAAGCCTGGAGACTTGGCCATGATTGTGCGGAGCATTCACCCCGTATTTCTTGGTCGAATGGTTACCGTGCACAACGTGATTGACACGAACCGATATGGCGCTTGCTGGAGCTACAGCGGCAACCTTCACGTTGAAGGGCGGGCCATTGAGTACGTCGAAGACTGCTGCCTCAAGGCAATCCGCGACCCAGGTGATGACGCCGTGGACGAGATGGTCCAGCTGTGCGGCAACGCCACTGCGAGGACAGCATGAGGTCAACGCAACGCGACGCAATCAAGCTGGCTCAGCGCTTCGGCCTCGAGGTGCTCAGCCTCTCGCACACAGGCGGCGACCACTACAAGTTGAACCTGAAGAACAGCCAAGGAAGCACAGCCTTCTTTGTGATGTCCAACACTGCCAGCGACAAGCGGCATGCCACCAAGAACAACGAATCCCTATTCCGTCGCTTTGCCGACGGCACATTCAACCCAGTCAAAGAACGAGGACAAAAGCGATGAACTGCGATTTCACATTACTTAAAGAAGACACCAGTTGGCTGATGGCCATGATCTGCCTGGCTGCCGTTATCACTGTGGCGCTGGACGTCGGCGTGTGGCGCAAAGACTGCGAAGTCTTGTCCACCCGTAGCCAAGCCTCCATCAACGCATACATGAAAGGCTGCGCAAAATGACCGAGCCAGTTAAACGCAAACGCGACAACCAAGGCGGCCTATTCCGTCTGCAGATCCGTGCGCTGCTGCGCCAGCACCCAGAAGGCATGACGCTCAAGCACATGAATGAGCGCATCCCAGGCAAGGGTCACAGCCTATACCGTGCACTCAAGCGCATGCCTGACGCGTATGTCTCGCACTGGATTGACCCGGTTGGCGAGAAGCAGCAGGCCGTCTACAAAGTGGTCATGGTCCCGCCAGATGCGCCACGTCCACCTCAGTCAAAGATGACACACGAAGAGCGCAAGGCCTACTTGCGTGAGTACCACCGCGCACGCAAGGCATCAAAAAAGGCAGCGAGCACAAAGGCTGTGGCCAAGCCCAAACTGTCACTCACTGGTCGCCTCACCCACGAAGAGATGCAGGCGCGCAATGAAGCCATGATCAACCGTTATTCCAACCCACCAACATACAAGCCACTCAAATGAACACCACCAACACATTCAACAAAGGCGACACCGTCTACAACATCCACGGCCAACAAGGCGCCTACATCGCCAGCTACGGCGGGTCACACCTTGTTGCACCAGAGTACGAGCACGAAGACTATGGCGAGCCCCACTGGGGAACCCCAGAAGAGTGGCGCGAAATATTTTTAAAACCGCCAACAGTCAAGCTCGAGGCTGAAGTCAACGAGCTTCACAAGCTGATCACCTTGAAGCGCGAGGAGCTCAAGCGCGTCAACAAAGAACTGGATGAGTCTGGCCGCAAGTACCAAGAGCAGCTCAAGAAAATGAAGCAGCACCAGGCTCTCAAGCGCATCGAAGACTACCTGGACGGCAAATTCACTCACTTCTTGGATGTTGGCTACGGCGTCAGGCTGATCAGCAAAGAGGACGCGCTGAAGAGCCCTGACAAATATGACCGCGACATGAAGCTACTCACCCTGTTTGGCCGCACCAATGGCGACCTGCAATGGCGCATCAACCGCTACTACGATGGCAGCGGCGGCAACACGGATGTCTACCCATGCGAATCGGAAGAGGAGGCAATTGCGATTGTGCGCAAGCTGTATGCCGAGGCTGTCGAAGAGTGGCGTGCTCAAGAAAAGAAACACTACGGCCGTGCGCTTGAGTGGGCAAACACGGTCTCATGGAATTGGATTGATGTCCCGCAAGATGTCAAAGATTACAAGAACCAAGCCATGCTTGAGGCCAACACCGCAGCTGTTGAGAAGGC